CAACCTCACGAGCGAGGCCGTTGAACAGCAGGCGGTTTGCCTCGGCAACGTCAACCTCAACGGTGCTGTCTGGCTTGTGGGTCTTGCCGTCAGCGCTCGCGTACTCATACGCGAGAGTGACCTTCTTGGTGTTGCTCACAACTGGACTCCCTTGGTGAGTAGTTGAACGGTGAACAGGGTGTGGATCTTTGACGGGTCCGCAGGATCGGGCAGCGGCACAGGAAGGGCGAACACGCGCAACGGCAACGCCGCCCGCAAGTAGCCGAGCAGGGTTCGCGCAGCCAACGAACGGACACCCTCGGTCGCGCGGGTGCCGTCAGCCCACACGCGCACATCAACCAGCGGGCGGGAGGCGACAACCTGCTCGTCCTCGCCACCGATCATGCGAACCTGCACGAACCACGTAGGGGTGACGCCGGGGGTGACTGTCGTGCCACGCTTCCACCCGTTCGGCGCGGCAGGCAGGGCACCAGAGTCGATGACCGCCTTCACCGCGTCAGTGACAACCCGCTCGGCGTCGGCCGGGACAACGGCTGGCATCACGCACCGCCGATGCTGCGACCCAAGGCGCGGTCTGCGGCCTCACCACTGGCACCGGAACCGAGGCGGGTCACGTAGGAGCGGGCACGGGAACGGCCACCCTCACCGGTCACGATCTCGTCATCCGTCTGCGCGCGAGCGCGAGCTGCGATCTGCTCGGCCTTCGCCTTCACCGCAGCGCGCACATCATCGGAGGTGAGGGCTGCGGCGCGGATGCCGTCACGGTTGAAGTCGAACCGGACACGGGTTGCCATCAGCCGGACACCGCCTTCAGTGGGATCGCCAGGTGGTCGAGGCGGGTGCCGACCTCCCAACGCGCAACCTGACCGCTGATCTCGTAGACCGTGCCGGCGTACTCGATCCGGTCAAGCTCGGTCACGTCGGCAAGTGGGCAGTACGCGGTGTAAAGGATCTCCACCGTGTCGCGCCGGTCGATAAACTCGGGGCCTGCGCCAGGCTGGACGGAGCATCCCGTGATTGGCAGGTCCGCACCGGGGGCACCGGGGATGGGGTTGCCGTACTCGTCCTCGCCCGTCGACTCGCCGGCGCGGCCCTTGCGGACGATGGTCTGCGTGCCGAGCCTCATGGGCGCGGCGGAAGCTTGTAGCGGTCGAGCACGTCCGACCGCTTGTCCATGACGAACGCAACCGCGCCCGCCACACCATCAACGCCACCCATGCGGACCTGTCCCACCTGCGAGGCGGCGGAACCCTCAAGGCCACGGTCGGCGGCCTCGTGCAGGACGCCGATGATCTCGGGCGGGCACTCGTCGTAGCCGTGGGTGAAGCTGACGACCACGCCGCGGAACTTGTCGGTCCAGCAGGTGCCGCGCACGATGCCGAACGTGGACCACTCCGGCTCGGTGACGGCGGTGCCGTCGTTCGTGATGCTGGACAGGTCAGTGACGTGCAACGTCGGAAGCAACATGACATCCGTGTCGGACCCGTCAAGGGTGAGCGTCTGCGTCACGGATGGAGCGATGTGCCAGCCACAGTAAGCGCGCACAGCGGCGCACGCAGCGTCCCACGCTTCAGCGTCCACGCCAGCAGGCGCCACTGCGAGGGGTGGGACCGGAACGTCGGGCGGGTCAACGATGATCGGCATTCCGGTCCCTCCTCACTACTTGTTCTTCGGGGCGGCGGCCTTGTTCGCCGGCTTCGCCTGCTTCGACTCGACAGCCTTCGCGCCGGGGTACTGCTTCACCGACTCGGCGTCGAGCATGAGGGTGTGCGGCAGCCCATTGATCTGGACCTCGTACTCCTTCACGGTTCCTCCTTCTACGTCGGGTGGGACCGGGCAGGGCGGGAGCCGACCAGCGACCCCCGCCCCGTCACGATCAGAGCAGGGTGACCTTCACGTAAGCCGACGGGCGGTACACGGCCAGGAGCAGACGCTCCTCGGCGCGAACCGTCACGCGGTTGTTGATGAAGTCGTCCTCGTTGGTGTTCGCCATGTCGACGCGGACGCCGCCCTTGCGGAACACCTGAGCAGCCTGGCCGGAACCAACCAGCACGGTCTTCGCCGCGATGGCCGAGGTGACCACCGTGCGCAGACCCCACAGGTTCGGCTGCGCGGTGACGGCGCCGTTGCCGTACTCGCCGGAGAAGAAGCCCCCGCCGAAGTACTGGCCGTTGGCGTCCTTCGCCAGCCGCAGCGACTGGTAGTCGGCCGGGTTGATGACGATGAAGTCGGCGTCAAGGAACGTCGCCGTCTGAACCGCCGTGATCGCACGGAAGATGGCGTCCTGAGCGGAGTCGGGAGACACCGCCTGAGTGACCGTCTGGATGCCGGTGCGGTTGAGGATGCCGCGCAGGCTCGGGGCGGTGCCCGAACCGTTGAGGATCTGGGCCTCCTCCGCGATGGCGAGGCGGGACACCAGCCGGGACTCGACCACGCTGGACAGCGCGGAGAAGTCCTCAATCAGCTCGTCGGACTCCTTCGACCAGCCAGCGAGCTTGGTCAGCGCCTCCGTGACGGGGGTGAACTGACCGGACAGCTCCGGCTTCAGCGCCGACTCAGCAACCGCGCCGGGGCCGCCAGTGACGGCGCCCTCAACGAAGTACGTGTAGGCGTTGCCGCTGATGTTGCCCGAGAGCAGCAGGTCGGCCACGGTGGGGCGCTGCAGCGGGAGGCCGACGACGCCGCCGTACTGAACCTGCGAGAGGCCAGTGGTGACGGTCGGGGTGGCCTTGAACTCGGGGGCGTCCACGGTGAACCGGGAGCCGCGGGCGACAGCCTTGAGCTTCGGCTCGGCGTGCTTGAGGAAGTGCTCACCGAGGGACTTGGCCGCAACGGGCTCACCCTCGGGGGCCTTCTCCTGCGCGGCCGGGGTGAGGGTGGCGAGGCGGGTCAGGCGAGCCTGGTCCTCGTCAGCCTTCTTGATCTGGACGTCGAACTCCTCGACGGCCTTGAGGTGAGCGTCAACCTTCGACTGCTCCTCGTCGGTGAGGCCGCGGACGGCAGCCTTCGCGCCGTCGACAATCGCTGCGGCTGCAGCGAGTTCGGCGGCGCGCTTCTCCTTGAGATTCATGCTATGACCTTTCTAGAGCCATGATTCGGATGCGGGTCGCCAGGTCGTCAACGGACACCTCGGGGCGGGGCTCCTCGGACTTGGCCCCTGCGGGCTCCTCGTCCTTGGCCTGGCCGCTGGTGCTGGCCTTCTCCTGGTCTGCCTCGGCAGCCGCGACTACGGCGCCGATGGCCTCCTGCGCTTGACGCAGGGAGTCGATGTGTTTCTGCGCGAGCACCCGGCCCGCCTTCTCGCCGGCGAGCGCCTGAACGGCAGCCTTCACGGCGAGGACTTCGGTCTCCTGATTGGCGCCGATCGGCACCACGGACACCTCATACGTCTTGAGCTTGCGCAGCTCGAAGTAGTCGCCCAGTTCGGCGTTCTTCGCGGGGCCACCCTCGATGACGTCATAGGCGAACGACATTTGGTTGATGCGCTTACCCTTGAGCAGCCGGTACGTCTGCACCGCCTTGGGGTTCTCGAGGTCAAGCTCGGCGGTGACGAGGAGCCCGTGGTCGTCCTCGACGGCCTTGACGACGTGACCAATGTTGTAGTCAGGGTCGCTCATGTTGTGCCCGAACAGCAGCGGGATTGGGGCGCCAGACTTCTCCCACTCCGCGAGCGTGTCCGTGAACGCGCCCTTGACAACGACGTCCCCATAGGAGTCCTTGTTGCCAAACACGGAGGCGTAAGCCTGGAACTGGCCCTCAGCCAACCCGTCGTCGGGTCCGGCCTTGATCTTCACCGGCTGGTTCTTGATCTTCACGACCCCTCCTACGGGATGTCGATTTGGAGCGAGCAGTTACAGCCCGCCACCTCGTCCGCGCCACCAGCAGAGTCGCCGGGCCACGCCATGCCATTGCTGAAGTTCTCCGACAGGGGCACCGTCTCGCCGCTCATGGCAGCGTGTGACGGCCGAGCCTTAGGGCCGGTGATCCACGTCTTCGTTGCCTTGTCCCCGGCGACCTGCTTCGCAGCCTCCGTCGTGGCGAAACCGGACAGCAGCGTCACCGCCGTCGCCGCGATGGCCGGCACCCGCTGGCCCTCCGCAACGTCGAACACCGACGCAACACCAGCGGTCGGGTCGTCCGACTCAATCGCCGCGTCAATCTGCGCCTTCGTGGTCGCGTTGATCGCCTTGGCCGAACGGTCAGACACCTCACGCAGCCAAGCAAGGGTGCGATCAGCGTCATAGGCGTCAGGGCCGAACCCGATGTCCTCGAGCGTCTTCGCGGACACCTGCTTCGTCACCGACAGAGCCAGGGCGTACAGGTCGTCGGACAGTTCGCCATCCCACCGCTGCTCGTCCCAGAAGTCATCCGCAGCCTTCGCGCCCAGCGCCGTCTTCACCACGGCCGCCTGACGACGGAAGAACTTGGTCAGCACCTCCGCGTGCTTCGCCTCATACGTCTGCGGTGCGCGGCCCTTGGTGAGGATTCGCGCCGCAGCCTTCGGGGCGCTGTCACGCGGCGACGCCTGACCGCCCACAAGGACGTTCAGCGGGGTCACCAGCTCGTCGCCACCGTCAAGGGACGGCAGGTTCTGACGGGCGCGGACCTCGTTGCGGGTCATGTACGGGGCGCCCACGCTCGCCTGGAACGCGGCGGCCTGCTCCTCGAAGTTGCCTTGCAGCTTCTCCGCGATGTTGAACTCGACATACACGCCGGGGCGCGGGTCGATGATCGGCACAAGGAACGTGTTGAGCCGGTCCTCAATCATGGCAATGACGGGACCGAGGCTGTCGCCATACAGCATCTTGCGGAACTCGCGCACGTTGGAGTAGTTCGCGTTGTCCAGCAGCCCGATCATGGTCGGGTTGATGTGGTACACCGAGGCCACGGTGTTCAGCGCCAGTCGTGCGCCCTCGATGAACTGCTGCTCGGTGGCGTTGAAGTCGACCTTGTTGATGGTCATGCCATCTTCGAGGATCGGCGTGCCACCCACGCTCTTACCGTTGCCGGTGTACTTGCTGTTCCAGTCAGCGCGGAACGACTCGCGCGCTGCGTCGGACCACGTTGCGCCGGCCGGTCGCGTGATGACCGAGGACACCTTGCCGCCGCGCTGCCACACGGCCGAGCGGTAACGCATCGCCTGCACCTGCTCGGCCAGGATCTCCCGCAACGCAGACACGGGGGAGGAGCCGAACCGGGCGTCAGTCGGGTTCCACCCGTGGAAGTCGATGACGTCCGCGGCCTGCAGGACGGTCGGCTCGGAACGGGCCTCGGCCCGAACCTCATACCGTGCCGGCGCGAAGGCGTTGCCACCCTTAGGGGTCACCCATGTCGGAAGCAGCCGGTGGATCGTCCACCCGCCAGGGGCGAGCGCGTCCTGCGTCACGTACAGGTAAGCCGTGTCGTACAGGGCGATGTCAGCCACGAGGCCGAAGATCAGCTCGAACGACGTCTCGGTTGAGTTCGGGCGGCCCAACGTGCGCGCGAGCGGGCCGGACCTGTCGCGCTGGCGGTCAGTCTCATCCACCCGAACGAACGTGTGCAGGCCAAGCTGCGCAATGTTGCGAGCCATGAAGTTGACGACGGTGCGCAGGTATGGCTGCGTCCGCCACATCTCCTCCGCAGACAGCCCCAGGATCGACTCGACCGAGGGGCCAGGGTGCCACCCGCGGTCGGGCTCGGTGACGCGAGGCGCCGCCTTCGCCTCATAGGTGACGACCTCAGGGCGGCGAAACAGGTCACGAAGACCCATCAGGGCACCGCCTTCCGCTTAGATGACATTGACGCCGCCTGTCTCATAGGCGGAAACGAACACGGGCTCGGACGGTTTGCACAGCAACCCCACAGCGCCCGTAGCGGCGACAAGGGCAGAGATGTCGGTAGGTGAGTGGCGGCGGTCCCAAACCCACCCGTCACCGAGAGGCTTAGTCACCGCAGTCGCCGCAGGAACGTCAAGGACAGGTTGCGGACGGTGGTACACGCCGGGCGTGTTCGAGCCATCCTCAGCGAGGCCGCGCACAAGGTCGTAGAACTGACCCGACCAGCGGGCCAAGTCCGGCCCTTGCCACGGCTCAACCCGCAGCCCGGCAGCCTCAAGATCCGGCAGCAGCGACGACACGGGGGCGCCGTTCGTCTGCCCCGTGATCCGCCACGCCTTACGGTGCGGGAACGCCTCGTCCAGCAGCCACGGCTTCACCCACTCCACGCCGGCACGGGACGCGACCACCTCGACGTGAACCCGACCATCCTCACGACGCGCAGCAACCGCGACATGCGCCATGCCCCGGTCGTGCGACACGTCAACGCACGCCACAACCTCAGCGCCCTCAGCACGGCGGGACTCAACGTCCTGCCCCGCCTCCCACGAACCGGGCGGGAACGGACCCTCAAGGGAACCGTCTGACCACTGGCACAGAACCTCAGTACGGAACACCCACTCGGGGTCCGTCCGCATCGCGGAGGCCACGGTGCGCTCACTGAACCCGCCGTAACCCAGCGACGGGTTAGCCATCGCCCAAGCGTCGCGGTCGCGGATGTCGCAGCCGGGAGGGGCCGACCACTCGAATAGCCCGAGAGTGTCCTCATCCTGCTCGAAGTCGTCGCCCTCATCCTCGTCCGCAGGCAGCAGGCGCGACGGGTCGTCGTCCGCGTTGATGCCGTCAGGGTCGCCAATGGCCGCGTGAGCCATCTTCCGCAGGTACCGCAGGACAATGCTCGTAGCGTCGCCCGCGTTCGACAAGGCCAGGATCATCGCCTCGGCCTGCGCCATCGTCGTCTTCGTGATCGCGCCCCACGCATCCCACGACTGATGCTCACGGAGCTCGTCAAGCATGATGAGATTGCCGGTGAACCCACGGCCGGCGCGACGGTTCGCAGCCTTCACCTTGTACCGGGCACCCGTGGTCAGCTCAAGGGCCTTCTTGCCGTTGACCTTCACCACGCGCCGCAGCAGCTTCGACAGTTCCTCGTCGTCCTCCACAAGGTCGACGGCGCCCTGCCACACTTCCTCAGCGGTCTCCAAGTCCTGCGCGGTGCCCAGCACCAACGGCCAACCCCAAACGACCATGAACCACAGCGCCAGGACTTGCGACAGCGTGGACTTGCCGTTCTGCCGGGCCACCAGCACAACCACCGTGCGGAACCGCAGCGACCCATCCTCGAGCAGTTCGAGCATGTGGACCAGCAGCCACTTCTGCCACGGGTACAGCTCAATACCGATCGCCTCAGCGAAGTCGATAACGTCGAACCCCAGCGTGGTCTTACGGGTCAGCTTCCGCAGCGGCGGCGTGAAGATCCGCGGCGTCTCCGAACCGAGGCGCTTAGGCCGTGCGGCGGCGCTTCGCGGCTTGGGCTTGGAGGTTGCCGAGCTTGTTGCCACCGCTCGCCTCCGGCTTCTCGTCACCCAGGCGCGCACGCCCCGCAGGGGTCAGGCCCAACGACTCGGCAAAGCGCAGGTAGGTCGGAATGGTCACGTTGTCGAGCTTCCCCGCAGGGTTCAGCCCGTTCCCGTCAATCAGGTCGGCCGCCTCAGCCAAACGAAGCAGCACAGCCACCGCGCCCGCGTCCTCGTCCGTGAGGTGCTGCGCAGCCTCAAGGGCCTTCTGCGTGGCTTCTAGGACGCTCACGGGGCCTCCTACGCACGCGCGACCCCCGGTCGGAACCTCGGGGGGAGATGGACGAC